TCCGGTAGACCTAATAATTTCGAGGAATATCAAAGACTTGTCGGAAAGATTGAAGGTTTGTCTATTGCCAAAGAATTGCTGCAAGAAGCCGAAAAAAGATTTATTGAGGATTAGGGGTTCCAATCTTGTCAATACTTGTGTATATTTAAAATAACGTTATTTCAGACGATTGAGTCTGCAAGGTTACGGTGAACCTAAATCACTGCAAAAAGGACCAGAGATGTACTCTGCAGAAAAAGTAGAACTAGACGAAGAAACTACTCGTAAACTACCTGAACCAAAAGGTTACAAATTATTAATAGCAATTCCAAAGTTAGAAGAAAAAACTGCAGGAGGAGTTATTATTCCAGATAAATTAAAAGGCATGGAACAAACCGCATCTATTATAGGATTGGTTATATCTGTAGGAAAAGCTGCATACAAAGATGCAGACAAGTTTCCAGATGGACCTTACTGTAAAGAAGGTGATTTTGTTATATTCAGATCTTATTCTGGGACAAGATTTAAACTTAGAGGTGAAGAATTTAGATTAATCAATGATGATACTGTAGAAGCAGTCGTTGATGATCCAAGAGAATATGCGAGGGCGTAATGGAAAATACAGCAGAAAAGATAGAGCAAGAAGTAAACTTAAATGTTAATGAAGATGTCGAGATAGAGGTTGTAGACGATACACCTGAGCAAGACAGAAACAGACCTAAAAGAGCAGAAAACACAGAGCCTAATATACCTGATGATGATGAAATAAATCATTACAAAGGTGATGTGCAAAAAAGAATTAAACAGCTCAAATATGAGTATCATGAAGAACGCAGACAAAAAGAAGAAGCAAAGCGTTTAAGTGACGAGGCGGTTACTGCCACACAAAGACTCATGGAAGAGAATAAAAAGTTAAGAAAAACCCTAGATGATGGTGAGGGTGTATTAGTTGAGCAAGCTAAAGGAAGAGTTGAGGCTCAATTAAATGAAGCAAAGAAAGAATACAAAGAGGCTTATGAAGCTGGAGATCCAGATAAGTTAATTGAAGCTCAAGAAAAATTAACCAGTATACAAAATGAAAAGTTTAGGGTTGAAAATTATAAACCCCCAGTAAGAGCAGAAGAGCCTGATGCGGCTCCTCCAACACAGGCTCCTGCTCAACCAAAGGTACAGGCGCCAACAGGCAAAGATAAAGAATGGCTTGAAGCTAATAATGATTGGTTTCAAAAAGAAGACCATGAAGATATGACAGGGTACGCAATGGGCGTACATCAAAAACTAGTAAAGGCAGGATTAAATCCAAAACTAGATACAGAAGAATATTATAAAAGAATTGACCAAGCTATGGAAAAAGCATTTCCAGAGCATTTCAATAAAGACAAGCAGACTGTTGAGACAGAAGAGGTAGAAGCACCTCAACGATCTGTTGGTTCCGTGGTTGCCCCGGTTAATCGAAGTGCAAAAAAGCCACGCAAAGTGCAGCTAACCTCCACCCAGATAGGACTCGCTAAACGTCTGGGAGTTACCCCTGAACAATATGCAGCGCAACTATTGAAGGAATCAATATAATGAACAGAGACTCACGCACAGAAAATACAAGAGAAAAGTCAGAACGTAAAGTTACATGGCAAAGGCCGTCAGCTTTACCTGATCCAAAGCCTCAAGATGGTGTAGAATTCAGATGGATTCGCACAGCATCTCTTGGACAGTCTGATATGACAAATGTGTCATCTAAATTTCGTGAAGGATGGGAACCAGTAAAGTTAGAAGATCATCCTGAGTTGAAGATCATTTCTGACGTTGATTCTAAATTCAAAGGTAATGTAGAGGTTGGAGGATTGTTACTTTGCAAGAACTCCACAGAAAACATGGAAGCCAGAAGAGACTATCAAAAAGAGCAGGCAAATTCACAAATGCAGGCTGTTGATAATAGTTTTATGAAGGAATCCGACCCCCGTATGCCAGTTCTCAGACCAGAGAAAAGCACACGCACTTCGTGATTTAACTTTTAATTTAAGGGAGACAGTTATATGTCAGCTACAGCAGCCCCTTTTGGATTAAGACCGGTAGGCAACTTAAGTGGAACTTATAATAACGGGTTTCGTCAGTATCCTATTTTGTCAACAGAATCCACAAGGATATGTTTCGGTGATGTTGTTAAGTTAACAGATGCCGGATCAACAACAACTATCCAAAAGGATACAGGAACAACTTCTGCTACTCCTATTGGAATATTCTTAGGGTGCAGATTTATTGACGTCAGCACTAAACAATTAACTTTCAGTCAGCAGTGGTCTGGTGCAGCTCATACAGAAGGTATGGCATATGTAGCAGATGATCCAAATATTCTGTTTGAAATTCAAGCAGACGGATCTGTTAATGATGATGACATTGCAGCAAACTGTGCATTAGTACAAGGTACATCAAGTGCAGCTTTAGGTATTTCTAGAGTTTCATTAGATATCAGTACAGCAGCTAACACAGCAGCATTGCCAATTAGAATCGTAGATTTTAAAGGTGGCTTTGATGGTGATGAAAAAGGTACTTCATTTCCAATAATGCTTTGTAAGTTTAATACAGGTCATCAACTTGGTATCGGTGTCGTTTCTGGTAACGCACCATCAGCAGCTTAATAGGGAGATTGAATTATGGCTATATCAAGAGCGCAACTCCTTAAAGAGTTGTTACCGGGTTTAAACGCATTGTTTGGCTTGGAATACGAAAAGTATGAAGATGAACATACTCAAATATATGAAGTAGAAAATTCAGAGCGTAGCTTTGAAGAAGAAGTGAAGTTGTCAGGTTTTGGTGCAGCTCCTGTTAAGCAGGAAGGTGCGTCAATATCATATGACACAGCACAAGAGTCCTTTACTTCAAGGTATAACCACGAAACTGTGGCTATGGGCTTTTCAATAACAGAAGAGGCAATGGAAGATAATCTTTATGATTCATTGTCTGCTCGTTATACAAAAGCACTAGCTAGAGGTATGGCTTATACTAAGCAGACTAAGGCAGCTTCATTATTAAATAATGGCTTTGATACATTTCAAAGTGGCGATGGTGTAACATTGTTTAACACAGCTCACCCAACAGTGGCTGGTGGTAGCAATAAGAATAGACTTACAACAAACGCTGATTTGAACGAAACATCTCTTGAACAGATGGTAATTGACATTGCAGCTTTCGTAGACGAAAGAGGTTTGTTAATTGCAGCAAGACCAAGAAAGTTAATCGTTCCACCAGCTTTAATGTTTGTAGCTACTAGAATATTGCAATCAGAGCTTAGAACTGGAACAGCTGACAATGACACAAATGCATTAAGATCTAATGGGTCTATCCCAGAGGGTTATTCTGTTAACCACTATTTAACAGATACTGATGCATTTTTCTTAACAACTGACGTTCCTAACGGAATGAAAATGTTTGTAAGAACACCAATGTCAACATCAATGGATGGAGATTTCAACACAGGTAACGTAAGATACAAAGCCCGTGAGAGATATTCATTTGGTGTGTCAGATCCTCTCGGTATGTTTGGTTCACCGGGAGCCTAAACCCCTAAAGGGAGCCGTTCCTTTCCGGCTCCCTTCTAACAACCCTTGACAGTTACATAATGTAGCTGACATTTGCCAAGACAAGGAGATTGACATGGCTAATACAACTTTCAACGGTCCAGTCCGTTCTGAGGGTGGCTTTACCACTATCAGCAAGAACGCTACAACTGGCGCAATCACCACACAATCAAGTATTAACTCTAGCGGATTCGCTTCTTTAGATGCTAATACTCTCTCTACAGAAGCAGGAACTGGTATCACTGGTGGTACTGGAACTATATATAGAAGTTCTGTTATGAGACAGGGTGGAATTATCACAACAAGAATATTAATAGACTTAACAGGATTAAGATCAACAGCATCTGGCGATATTATAGGTGTTAATGGTACATCTAATGTTTGTCACATAGGACAGATCACAGCAGCACAAAACGGAACAATCATTGCTGGAAGCATGGAATGTTTTGAGGCGCCTGCAGGTGGTGATCCTGACATCAATGTACACTCTGC